AGCCTGCGTGGCAACCACTTGCACGTCGACAGCCTCTTCGGCTTTGACTTGCTCGGTCATGGTGATTTCCTCAGTGATAGTTTCCGCAGGCTGTGCGGATTCCTCGGGCATGCGAAGCACAGTGACTTCGCGCTCGTCTTTGGCCTCGGCCCGGCCCACACCGACGGTGTGATCGGCCGGAACCGTAACCATAGACACTTCGAACGGCTCCCAGCGGGTGGCCGTGTAGGTCGATTTGCCGTTTTTGACGGCCTCGACCATTTCATTGATACGGTAACCGAACGACACATTGCGCAGGATGCCGTCCTCGACCATGCCGCGCACTTCGTCGGCTTTGGCCGTCTTGGCGAACCGCACCTTCGCGTAGCCCCGGCCGCCGTCGATGCGTGCCGACTCCACCACACCGATGATGTCGTCCATGTTGTGATTAAACAACAGCGGGGCACCGTCGTTCAGACGGGTCAGGTCGGCGGCGCCGGACTTATGGGACAGCACTTCATCCCCGAACCAGCGCTCTACCGGCAATTCACTGCTGAACGGGAATTCAATAGTCCGGCTTTCGGCGTCGACCTTGATGTCGTCGGCCGTCGCCGCCCGCGTCATCTGCGGCAGCGTGAAACGCTTTTCCAGGTCTTGCATAAGTTCCCCAGGCATCGCTGCCATTGTGGTTTGTGAAAATTATAAGCGGAAGTCAGCGATTACTGACTTTGCGTGTCGTCGGATGATGGTTCGGGTTCATCTTCAGGCTGGAATGCGCCCTTTTTGTCCACCGAATTCGGGTCGGTGTCGAACACCAGGTCCATGTCGTCGGCCATCTGCAGTTCGCGCTGGCGCTGCTGCATGACGTCTTCCAGGTCGCCGCCTTGCTGGCCGACCACGTCCGCCAGGGTGGTGAACCCGCAGCGCACCGCTTCTTTGTAGGCGGCAATTTCCTTGACCGGGTCAACCCAGTTCCAGCCGCGCGGTATCCAGCGCACGGCGCGGAACGCCTCGGGGTTCGTTTCGTAGCCGTTCAGCTGTAGTTCGCCAGACAGCACCGCCAGGTCCAGCCATTCATCGAACACCGGCCGGTGGAAGTTCTCAATCATCCAGGCTTGCAGCACGCGCCAGTTATCGCGGTCGTCAAGCAATGCTAAACGGCTGCTGGAATAGTTCGCGTCGCTGTAGTCACGCGACAGGCTGGCGTAGGACACGCCGATGCCGGCGGCCATGGACCGCAGCATGGCGCGCACGAACGGTTCGAACTGGCCGCCAGGCCGGGTCGGCTTGGCTTCCTGGTATTGCTCACCAGGTTGCAGGCGCTCAATACGGCCCGGCTCAAACTGGGCGATGGCCTGGCCGTCCTGTTCGCCGTCCTGCATAGCGTCGTCCTCGGGCGACGTGATGAACCCCATGCGGCAGGCTTCGGCGCGCGCCGCGATGACTTCCGCCTCGGTGAAACCCGCCAGGTGGTGCATGCGCATGATGGCGGTCGCCAGCCAAGGCGCGCCGCGCGTCTGGCCGGGGCGCTCCGACTTGAACAGGTGCAGGACGTCCTTGGCCGGCACGCGGACCTCGGTGTTATCCACAGCACCGGCACCGAACGGCACGTCGCCAGGGTGTTCGCGCTTGAAGTGGTAGGCGACAGGGCGGCCCCACTGGTCGCGCTCCACACCCATGCGGATTTCGTTGCCAGTGCCGCGCGCGTTCTCGTTTTTGTCGACGTCCAGGCGGTCGGCTTCGATGACCTCCAGCGCCAGCGGCACGCGGCTGCCGCCGAACGACTGACGCACCAAGCGGATAAACACTTCGCCCGCTCCAGGCATGGCGTCCATGATCTGCCGCTCGATGTCAGCGAAACCCAGCGTGCCGCCGGTGTGGCAGTGCTGTTTCCGCTTCCACCGCTCCCAGGCGGCTTCGATGGCGCCATTGGTCGTGTCATCCATACGACCACCGCGCCGCATCTTCACGGCCGCCTGCATGGTGATGCCCTGGCCGACCACGTTGTTAGTGATCACTCGCTGGGCGTTCTTGGCGTAGTCGTTGTTCTGCACCAGGTCGCGGCTGCGTTCGCGCAGGCGCTTCAGCCCCAGGCGCAGGTCGGCGTCCAGGCTGTTCGTGGTTGTCACCCAGTCGGCGACCAGGCGGTTATAGGATGCGCCCTGGAAACCACGGCGGCGAACGGGCGCGGCAGGCTTGGCCTCGCGCTTGAACCAGTCACGAATGCCCATTTTTTAGAACCTCACAAATACGGCGCGGCCACTGTCCAAGCCGGCGGCCAGCTTGGCGCGGCGCTTCTCGCGGGTGACGTCAGCCTTTAGTTTCGACTCCAGCGCGATCAGGTCGGGCATGGACATTTTCTTCAGGCTGCGGCTGCCGATGCTGTATTCCTGTACAGCGCCGCCGTCGATGATGGCGCGCATGGCGGCCTGTACAGCAGCCAAGTCTTTCTCAGCTTGGCTGCGGGCGTCGTGGCTGCCCGTCGTGACAGCCAAGTTGATGCCGACGATTAGCGTCCCGGTCGCCAGCGTGTAGCGCTCGGACGACTTGGTGACGTAGTCCTGCCAGCTGATATCGCCCGCCGGCCAAGCAGACGTCTGGGTTGCCGACAGCGTGAAGTCCCATCCATCGCCCGACGCCACGCCGGTGACGTTGACGTGGTCGTTGTCGTTTCGGTGCCTGAACGCCACAGTGCGCGTCCATTCGCTGCTTGGGTACTGACTGCTGGTTGCCGACCATTTGACGGTGTCGCCCGCAGTGATTAGCGCCGGAATAGTCATAGGTTCACCAGCTGGTCATGTAGTTGCCGCGCTTAATTGTAGCTTGCCGCCGCTTATTCTGCGCTTCGGGAACCTTCTCAGGCTCTGTTTTTGGCGTGATATTCAGTGAACGCTCTAGCTGGTCCCACACCGTGCGCCGGTTCATGCGGGTGTATATCCATTGCATTGCAGCATAGGCGTAGACCTTGCAGTCCAGCGCCTCGTTCCTGGCGCCGCTTTTCTTCACCCATTCCCGCACCGGGAACCCCTTCACATAGCGGGTCACCTGCTTTTCCGCCGTCAGCTGCGCGAAATATTCCTCGCCGGCCTCGGCGTGGAAGTGGATGTAGCCCGGCCCCGGTTCGTTCAGCTTCAGCCTAGCGAACAACGTCGATTTGATAGTGTCCGAACCCACCGGGTAGACCTCGGCGCCAGCCTTCACGGTGCGGCCGCGCCAGTTGATGTCGACCTTGCTGGGCTTTCCGATGGGCGGCTTGCCGCGCTGGGACTGGCCTTTGACCGCCAGGATGCTGTGCTGCCGCCGGTCGCGGGCGTAGGCGTAGACCTCGCTGGTGAAGTGGCCGCCGCTGTCGATGCACACGGCCGACAGTTTCACCGGGTCCGCCAGTTCATGGGGCAGGGGCTTTAGCAGGGCTTCGTCCAGCTGCTGCCACACCTTCGGCTGCGCCGGGTCGCCGTGGATTTCGAAGTGGTCGACCAGCCAGCATTCCTCATCCCGGCCCCAGCCGTAGATGCCGACGGCCAGGCGGTTGTCCTGGACGTCGACACCAGCCGTCACCGCCAGCGCCCGGGCCGGCACCGTGCCCGGCTGGTAGAACTCGACCCTGGCCTGCAGGTCGCCGGCGCCGATTTTGGCGGCGTAGTCGTCCTCCCAGGTTTCGCCAAGGACCGTGTTTACGAAGGTCTTCAGCAGCGGCGCGTCGCCCTTTGCCTGCAGAAATTCCTCCACGATGCTCGACCAGGACTTCCAGCCCAGCGGGCTGTACAGGCTCGACAGGTGGAAACCCACCGTGCGGCCGTCGCCGGTGGCCGTCGGGCGCCACTGGCCGCGTGCCAGCATGTCGCCTTTGTGACGCTCTTCGATCAGCGACCCACATTCTTCGCAGCAATAGCTGGCCGTGGCCGGGTCATCGTCCGTCCATTTCAACTGCGCCCATTTTAGCCACTGCATGTGGTCGCAGTGCGGGCAGGGCACGAAATACCTGCGCTGGTCGCTGTTGTTGTATTCGCGTTCGATGCGGCTGACGTCTTTAATGGTCGGCGTGCTGCACATGAACACCTTGCGCCGGGCAAAGGTGGTCGTTCGCTTTTCCGCCAGCTGGATGGGGTCGCCTTCGCCGTCCACGTCCAGCGGATAGGCGTCCACCTCGTCCATGAACAGGTAGCGGATCGGCATGGACCGCAGGCCGCTGGCGCTGTTGGCGCCGGTGATGATGAGAACCCCGCCAGGAAATTCCTTCGCCATCATGGCGTTCCCAGCATCGCGGCTCTTGTTCTCCGCGATGCGCTGCCGCAGTTCCTGCGTCTCGTCGATCATGGGCGCGAGGCGCTGCTTGCTGAACCGCTTGGCCGTGTCCACCGTCGGCTGAACCAGCAGCATAGGGCCGGGCGCGTGGTGGATGACGTAGCCCAGCCAGTTATTGCCAGTCTCGGACTTGCCGACCTGGGCGCCGGCCATGAACACCACGCGCTGCGCCGGGCTGATGGGCGATAGCTCGTCCATGATCTCGGCCAGGTACGGGGTGCGCTCGGTACGCCACCGGCCAGGCTCTGCGGATGCCTTCTGCGACAGCATACGGTGCGCGTCGGCCCAGGTGCTAACGGTGTGGTCCGGGTCCGGCCGCATGCCGGCCGTGAACGCCTCGCGGTAGATCAGGGCGCCGTCGTTCATAGCCGGTTGAACAGTCGCCGCAGCAGGTAGGACCGCGCCAGGCTCACCAGCGTGAACAGCGCGCCGATGGCAAGGTGGTCGCCGACGCTGGCGTAAATGCCGAACAGCGGGAACACCGCTGCCTGGGTGGCGACGGCCACGCCGTAGCCGATGGCGACGTTTGCCACCGACTCGACGGCGGACATGGTGCGGGTCTGGGTCACAGTCGCAAGTCCTCAAGCGCGCGGCGTATCTCGGTCACCAGGCGCTGATGAACCTTGAACTGGTTCGTCTCGTTCGCCAGGTCGGCCGCGATTCGGTCGGGGATGTTCAGCATGGAGTCGCGCACCACGCGCGCCACCTTAAACGCCTCGTTCTTGACGCTTTCAGTGGTCACCAGCTTGCCGGACTTTTCTTCAAACTCCAGCTTCGCCAGCCGCGCCATGTATGCCTCGCGCAGCGTGCGGGCCTGCTGGAACGTGGCCGTCTTAGGTTCGTCCCTCTGTGGTTCCGGCTCCGGGGATGGCGCGGGCGTTGGCGGCGCAACGGCAGGCACGCGCTGCTGCGACCTGTCGGTGTTGGCCGTCCACTCATCATCGGCCAGGTCGGGGATCACCTTCGGCTTGCCACTGGCGGCAAAAACCACCGACTTAGAAAGCCTGCCGACCTTAACCGCCTTGCGAACCGCCTCCTGGCTCACGCCACGGCGGCGCGCATATTCAGCCAGGCTGACTGCTCCGTCTGGCATCAGGCAACCTTGTCTAGTAGGTGATCCATCAATGATTTTGGAACAATGCAAACCTGCTCGACCCGGTACTTTCCGGTAGGTGCGTTGTTCACTTGCTGCTCGGCCTTGTGCTTATGGACATACATACAGCCCTCGACGGGCTGGCCGTCATGAGCAAAAACCACGACCCAGCGGGTGCAAGCCTGCGCGCTCATGCTGCGTCCTTCTGTCCGCCAGCAACCGCTTCAAACGACCTACCATCGCCGTCCAAGGTAGCCGTCTTGCCGGTGAACTCCTGCCAGCGCCGAACAATGACGTCGACATACTTTGGCTCAAGCTCCATGAGGCGCGCGACACGCTGGTTCTGCTCGGCTGCGATTAGCGTCGAGCCGGACCCGCCGAACAGGTCCAGCACGGTCTGGCCGGTCTTGCTGCTGTTCAGGATCGCCGCCTCACACAGCGCCACCGGCTTCATGGTCGGGTGAAGGTCGTTCTTCTTGGTGCGGGGGATCTCCCAAACACTTGGCACGGCGATCTCAATAACGTCAGTTGCGCCCTTGGAACCTTGAAACGCGTGTGTGTGGTTCCAGCCATACAGGACTGGCTCGTAGTCACTGGACCAGCCATAGACGATTGGCTCATAGATGGACTTGTAGTCGCTGTTGGAAAGATTGAGGTGTTCTTTTTTCCAGATAACCAGGTTGCGCCACTTCAAACCTACGCCTGTCATGGCGTTCATGAGCCGGTCAATGCCCAGACGGTAAAAGCAAACATACCACGCTCCGTCGCAGTACTGGCTAATCGCTGTCGCAACGTCGCGCAGGAACTGATCACCTTCCTCGCGGGACAAGTTGTCGTTGGTGATGACGTCGTGCGTGGAGCGGGTGTTCCCGTTGCCGTCAATGGCGCCAGTAAAGTTCATCAGGTAGGGTGGGTCCGTGAAAACCATGTTGGCCTTCTTGCCCAACAGCAGCTGGTCAACGTCATCAAGGTTCGTGGAGCTGCCGCACATGACGCGGTGCTTGCCCAGCAGCCACACGTCTCCCGGCTTGGACACAGGGTCCGGTTGGACGTCCGGCACCTCGTCCGGGTCCGTCAGCGGCTCTGTCGTAACGTCTTCCTCGGACAGCAGGCTCTCCAGTTCCTCGTCAGAAAAACCAATGACGGTGACGTCGTAGCCCTCGCCACTCAGCGACTGAAGTTCCTCCGACAGCAGCGCCTCGTCCCAGCCCGCGTTCAGCGCCAGTTTGTTGTCAGCCAGGATGTAGGCCCGGCGCTGCGCGTCGGTCAGGTGGTCCAGCACGATGACCGGAACCGCCGCCAGCCCCAGGCGCTTCGCGGCCATCAGGCGCCCGTGGCCGGCGATGATGCCGTCGGCGCTGTCCACCAGGATAGGGTTAGTGAAACCGAACTCGCGGATGGACGCCGCGATCTGGTCCACCTGCTCGTCAGAGTGAGTGCGCGCGTTCTTTGCGTAAGGCTGCAGGCGATCCACCGGCCAGGTTTCGATGCGCTCGGCCATGGCAGCGATGGGTTCGGATGTGATTTTTGGCATGGTTGGTATTTTTTAGGTTCAACCCGGTTTGTGAGTGCCCACTAGCTTTACATCGCGCGGGCGAATGACC